GTAAACATTATTGGCTTACTCCAGACGATCTAATGAAACAATTAAACGATGAGTTTAAGTTTGACTTTGATCCTTGTCCATATCCTAAACCAGATGATTTTGATGGTTTAACAAATGAATGGGGAAGATCTAATTATGTTAATCCACCCTTTGGTTCTATTATACATGAAGGAAAAAAGAAAGGTCCTACAGCATGGGTTAGAAAATCTATAGCTGAGCATGAAAAAGGTAAAGATGTTGTATTTGTTTATCCTATAGATAAATGGGTTTTAATGATGATTAAAGCTGGAGCAGAAATAAGAAACCTTGGAGATGTTAAATGGTTAGCAACAGAAGATAAATCGAAAGGCAAAGGAACAGGTAGACATATTGCTTGTTTTGTTTTGAAGAAATAATATGGATATTAAAATACCTTACACCCCCAGAAAACACCAAGCCTTTTTACATAATAAAATATCCAAACATAGATGGTCGGTGCTAGTTTGCCATCGAAGGTTCGGCAAAACAGTATGTATGATTAATCACCTTATACGATCTGCCTTATTATCAAAACAAAAGAACCCAAGATATGCCTACATCTCGCCAACATTTAAACAAAGTAAATCAATTGCCTGGGATTACATGAAACAGTTTACTGCAAAGATACCATACACCAAGTTTAATGAAACAGAGCTAAGGGTAGATTTACCCAATGGTTCAAGAATAACTTTACTTGGGTCGGAAAACTCCGATGGGTTAAGGGGTATCTACCTAGATGGATGTGTGATTGATGAGTATGCAAATGTCAATGAAAAACTATTTCCTGAAATTATAAGACCAGCATTATCAGATAGAAAAGGTTACTGCGTATTTATAGGCACACCACAAGGAATGAATAATAACTTTTATGAATTGTATCAACACGCACAAGGAGCAGAGGATTGGTTTAATTATAAAGCTAAAGCAAGTGAAACTAAAATTGTAGATAAAGAAGAGTTGGTCAAGGCAAAAGAAGTTATGGGAGAAAAAAAGTATCTACAAGAGTTTGAGTGTGATTGGATAGCTAACATAGAAGGCTCGATCTATAACGATACCTTAGTTAAAATGGAAGATAAAAAACAATTAACAAGAGTACCCTACGATCCATCATTGCCTGTAAGTACCTCTTGGGATTTAGGAGTATCAGATCATAGTTCTATTATATTCTTTCAACAATTAGGTAGATCCATTAATATTATTGACTACCACGAAGAACGTGGACAAGGATTACCGCACTATATTCAATTAATTAAGGACAAGGAATATGTCTATAAAGATCATTTCGCACCGCATGATATAGAAGTTACAGATTTTAGCAATGGAAAAACGAGAAGAGAGGTCGCCTATCAATTAGGTATTAGGTTTAAAGTTGTTCCTAAAATACCATTAGAAGATGGTATACACGCAACCACAATGACTTTACCTCGATGTTGGATTGATACAGACCATTGCAAAAAGTTAATAGATGCGTTAAGACATTATCATCGGAAGTATATAGATAAAAATCGAATGTTCCGAAGTAAGCCTGTACACGATTGGTCATCTCATGCGTGTGATGCTATGAGATACTTATGTGTTGGTTTACAAGAAATAAATACTAGACAAGCTGCACCACAAAGTGTAGCAGATAACGAATACAGGATTATATAATATGGGATCATTATTTTCACCAAAAATGCCAACGCTACCACCAGTTCAACCTTTGCCGACACCACCATCAACTGAAGTGTCTCAAGAAGAAAAAGATAGAATTGCAGCGGAACAAGCAGCGATAGAAAGAAAAAGAAAAGGTAGAAAATCAACTATCTTAACTGGACCTTTAGGTATTGAGGAAGAAGCTGAAACAGAAAAGAAAACTTTATTAGGATCATAATATGGGAGGAAGTCCAGTCAGAGCAATAGCAAGAATAGTCAAACCTACTCCTCCACCTGCTCCACCAACACCTGCACCTACTACAGCAGAAGTTTCTCAAGCAACAGCAACTAGCATGGATGGATATGATTCAAGAAAAACAAAAGCTAAAGGTAGATCAATGACAATTATGACAGGACCTAGCGGAGTAGAAGATCAAACATTAACATTGGGTAGAAGAAGTTTACTAGGAAAATAATGGCAAAAACAGATTTAACAAAAAAATTATTATCACGTTTCGATAGACTAGCAGGTCAAAGACAAAACTGGGAAACGCATTGGCAAGAAGTAGCGGATTACATGATGCCAAGAAAATCAGACGTTACAAAAAAAAGAAGTCGTGGCGATAAAAGAATGGAACTTATCTTTGATAGTTCTCCTTTACAATCTTTAGAATTATTAGCAGCATCATTACATGGTATGTTAACTAACCCATCTACACCTTGGTTTGCATTAAGATTTAAAAATTTAGAAATTGATAACGAAGATGAAGCTAAACTTTGGTTAGAGTCTGCAACTGATGCAATGTACACAGCGTTTAACAGATCAAACTTTCAACAAGAAATATTTGAATTGTACCACGACCTGATTACCTTTGGTACAGCAGCAATGTTTATTGAAGAAGATGATGAAGATTTTATAAAATTTTCTACAAGACATATTGATGAAGTTTATATTGCGGAAAATGATAAAGGTAGAATAGATACTATCTATAGAAAATTTAAACTATCAGCACGAGCTATTGTACAAAAGTTTGGTGCTTCTGTATCACAAGATATTTTAGTTATGGAAAAGAAAGACCCATACAAAGAAATAGAAATTGTACACG